AGCTGTTGCACCAACGGTATCCTGTCTCTTGAAACAGCCTGTTCTGTCGAAAAAGTCCTTCTCAATATCATTGATGTAGCTTATGATCTCTGACTCGGTCCAGAAGCCCGATGAGAATGTGTCATCCTCCTGGGTCATAAAAATGATCTGATCGAGCATGTCTTGAACCGTTTGTGGACCCGGAGCTACTGCAACGGATTGGGCGTAGACGATATTGACGCCTTCCCCGGTATTATCCACGTCGATGAACACCGCATTCAGGTCAATGAGAGCGTCTGACCGCTTGCTTTCGAGGGCTTCAAAGGGCAGGGACATACTCGGAAGCGGTGCTTCAAGAGTGATCCCGATCACGCTGGTCACCGTGGAATCCCCCACATAGACCTTTCCAGTGTTGGTCCGAAGCACCTGGATGAAGACCCAATTCGTTTGGATCGACGTGGCCGATAGTGCTACGGCTGTCCCGGCCGTGGTCGCAATAAAGTTATTGATCGTCGCCAGCGTCATCGTCTACCGCTTACCCTTATCGGTTTTCGCTTCATGCTCCTTTGCTGTTTCTTCACCCTTCCGGGTTCCTTGTAAAAATTACGGCTCCTGACTCCCCTTCTCCTTTTTCTGGCAATCGGACCAGGGCCTCTAGAGCTCCCCGTCATATCTCCTGGTACGCCGATCATGGCCGTAGTTCCCAGAGAGCTTTGTAAGCTCCCCCCTCCTCCGGAGGTCCCTGGAATATCCCCTGTATTCGATACCATTTATCTCCCTCGATCCGGAGTTGAGTACGAAGGTCCAGTGTCCAGAGCGGGTTCTGCTGTCCAAATGACGGGCTGCTGGCTGTAAACCTTTCGGGCCACATCACCCATGCGCTCTATGGCGTTTTTGAAAGCCGCTACAGCATGCGCAAACTCAGGACCCCCTTCCTTGAAACGGGCAATATGAAAGGTGTAATCCTCGATCGCTTCAATAAACTCATCGTCCATATCAATCGGATCCCCGTTGTCTTCGATAGTGACCGGGAGCTTCATGACCACAAAATCAACCGTGACGGACGACGCTACCGTGGGCCTGGGGAAAACAGCAAAGAGGTTGCAACCGATCGGAGCCCACCGCTTCAGGATGGTCCCTGTCTTGCCTTCCCAGAAACGATCCTCGCGGTCCAGGTCCTCCAGGGTGACCCGTTCCAGCGACTTGTCTCCAACGGAAGCCGCCATGACAGCGATTGTGTCGGTGGGTGGTGCGTAGAAGTTATCGGTAGAGTCGGTAACGACTCCACTCTCTAGGTGCAGTTTAGCTGATAAGTTATTCAGCTCCTTCATGCCCTCGTTGAGATAGAGGACCATTTCGGGCCGAGTCCAGAAAATAGGAGAAATCGTCTCGTCCAGTCTTTTGAGGACCAGGTCGATCACTTGTGCACCTGAGATCGCCATTTTCTATACCCATCCCGCGTATGAATCCCAATCGTGACTTTGATGCCAATCGGCGCCGAAGCCTCCGAAGGGCCAATCCGCATACGACCACTGTTGCCGCATGATCATGGTGTTGTCGTCTTCCATTTCCATTGCTTCTATGTCCATAACGGCCTGTTGTTTGAGCCGAGTAGATTCCGCTGGATCGTAATAGATCCCCCCCTCAATGATCTTATGCTTGGGCCAAACGAGAGCGTCCGCTGTGGTCAGTCGCACCAAAACGTCGGAGCGGATCCCATTGGGAAGAATGTCCCCATCGTTCACCAGCGGAGGGAACTGAAAGTGATAAAAGAAGGGGATGGCCTGCTCTGAAACCGGACGAGGATAAAGCTCGTAGAGTTGAGATCCAGCGGGATCAACCTCATGACTCACGACCATGTAGGTCGTCTGGGTGAGAGTCCGGTGCGGATCCGAATAGTCGATCGTATCCTTGGGCATGTGGATGATGATCCGATACCGCCGTTCCAGGTTGACCACGGAGATCAACATTTTCAAGTCGGGAGCAAAGTTGGTGTAAACCAAGCTGAGTGAATAACTTGCTCCTAGCTCGGAGGGCTGCGCAATAATGTCTTTAAGGATCATACGAGTCGGGCTGGAGAATCCGGTGGCCGTGTAAAACGGCGAGTTGATTCCGACCTTCAGCTGCAAGTTGCTGAGTGAAGATCTGGTGACCGTTTCGCCAGCAAGGTGAGTTTTAGTGAAACTGGCCTTGAAGGTCGTTGCCGTAATGTCATAGACGTAAACGCCTTCTTCGTTGGCCCCTCCACCGTCGATCAGCATATAGGTGTTGGGTTCAACCCCCGCCATTGAACCGGGAGTGGCGTCGAGGACCTCGGCTGAGATCACATCGGCTGAAAGAGTGGTGCTGACCTTATCATCCACAGGCCAGCCCGTTGCCGTTCCAATGACCACATTGGAGCCAGTGACAGCGTCAATCGTACCGTCAGCGAAGGCAGCTGGAACGGAGAGGACCAGCTGCTTGGTCAGACCACTCCACACACGCTTGGAAGTGACGAGGCGGAGGTTATCGTTAATCTTCCTGCGTATCAGCTGTGGGGGATATTTCGGGCAGACCGTTAGAATATGGTCTTGCATCTCCCGAAAGTTCTCTTGAAACCGTCCACCTGGCATTCAACACCCCGAAACCCCTATCCGAGACCAACAGCCGTTACGCGCACAGTCAGGTCCGACAGATCCGTGGCGTTTGGAACCTCGCGCAAGGCCGCAGTTCCGTTACCCTCAAACGCCAACAGCAGCCCGTTGTCACGGTCGTATTGGATTACCCTTCCGAAATTGGCTCCAAGTCCACCCTGATCGGAAATCAGCTGATTGATCCGACCCAAACCCAGATCGGCTGCGGTCAGAGGCTCTCCATTGGTCACATAGGAGGCATCGAAGGTGATATCGACCCTCACACCCCGCTCGTTTCCTACCGACAGATCTTCTCGGTTCGCAAAAGTCAAAGGCATAGTTACACCTCTCCTTCGTTAAAGTAGGAGGGGCCACAAGGACCCCTCCCGTTGTGCTCACTTACCGCTGTGCGCAGCCTACCAGTCGAGATTCGTCAGAATCACGGAGTTCTGGTTGCTTACACGCGCACTGATCACACCACCGTAGACAGTGTCGATAGGTGCAGCTCCCGCTACACTTCGAGCAAACTGTAAATCGGTGCTGCTACCAATGACCTTGTCTCCAGCTGCCGTGGAAGCAGCGGTGTTGACCAAAGCCACACCACCCACTTGCAGGTAGCAGAAATTGCCGTTTGTGACGACATTTCCATAGATTCCAGCAACGGCATTGACTCCACCGATACTGTCGGATTGGTCGGAACTCACGGTATAAACCCCGGTCTCGGGATCCAAAACCGAAAAATACGCAACTCCACCAACAGTAACGGCAACAGCCCCCGCGCCTTCATCATGAAGCACATAGCGGAAAAGGTTGCCCTCATGTCGGACTATCGCCCCTAAGACTCCCGGTGAGATACTTCCCGGCAAGCCAGGAGACTCTTGGAATCTCTCTGGCTCGTTGACCGTTCTAGGGTCCCCGGTACTGATCTGGGTAGTCTGCGGTGAAAGTCCAAAGCGTTCGCCTGCCATAATTTAACTCCTTTCTTTCACCTTAATTGGCAATGTCCGTCAGAATGAAATTGAGACGAGGAGCGGGGAACAGTAGGTTTCCTGCGAACAGGTACTGGCCGGCCACGTCATCCGTGTTCTGGGCTTCCTTCCATCCGGTGAACCCAAACTGGTACTTCCGGTTGGTGGTGATCCAGAACTGCGCATGTTTCGTGTTCATGCCAATAAGCTGTTGTGCAGGTTGATACTGATCCACGACCATCTGAGCTCCATTCCATCGAAGCGACATGAATCCGATCTTTGCCACATCGGAAGATTCCTCGAGGAATCTCTGCTGCGGCTGGATTTTATTCCAGAACAGATTCCACACTTCTTGGTCTGAAGTCATCAGATCGACGTGCTCCGCACCGAACCAGGCCGCACCAAACGCGGTTTGCACCCCGCTCAGTGTCAATGTCGGAAGCGAGTTCTGGAACCCGTTTATCCCGGCATTGTTCGTCCCGTCAGGAACGATATCGCTCCTGTCGATGCCGCCGTACGAACCGAAATTCGTCCCATTGTCGAAAGCAGCCGACATTCCATCCAACTGAAGAGTTGAACTGTCGGTTCCCTGGCCATCCAGGTACATGTCCGTAGCCAGCAATTTCGCCATCTTTCCCGCTGCATTGACGAGTTTGCTTTCCACATAGGACATGGCTGCTTCCGGACCTCGGTTGAGAACATTGTCCGTACCGAAGAGAGTGACGTTGACGTAGTAGTATTTGACGTTGACCTCGACAGCGGTATCGGTCTCAACATACGACGTATCAAACGTCCCACCTCGGCTAAAGGCATCACCTGTCAACTCAGCGTAGATAATCGGATGACGAATCGTCCGACCACCCTCAAAACGCTCGGCGTTTCGAGTACGCAAACGAGTGAAGACTGGAGAAGCCTCGTAGACATTGTCCACCAACCGCGGGATGATGAATCGGTTCGTTTTAGAACTAATGTCATCAAAGGTTAGTGCCATTACTTCCTCCTTGAATTAACAACAAAACAACAAGTGGCTTGCTTTGGCACTTTCGACTTCCCGAACAGCCTTGCACTGTAGGTTGCGGAGGTGGGTTTCGAAGCCACGACCTTCCCACTTGGCTTGCGGCGACGGGCTGCGACGGCTGAGCCATGCAGACCTGTCCCTTTTCCCTATCCCTCTACTCGGGTGACACTTTCCCTTCTTTCCGAAGCTCGGCAGCAGCGGCCATAGCCGCTTGCTTGGTTGTCATGGCGCTACCGCCATCTGCTTCCTTGCCGAGCTGCTCTAGTCTCGTTTCAACGGGGCCTTTACCCATGCTTGCCGCCCCATCGTTGTCTAATGGAAACTGCATCTTGGACTCGATCTTCGTGCGTTCATCCTTGCGGGCAGCTTCGATCTTTGCGTCCATTCGCTTGTCGCTCACAAAGAGATCGTAAGCGTTCTTGAACTCCTCCTGAGACCCGATCATCTTCCTTTCGGTCGCATACTTGATGAACTCATCACGGTCCAAGGCCTCTTTGAACTCTGTGTTGTGGCTTTGATTGAGATCCATCAAAAGGAACACGTTGTCGTAGATGTTACCTGCGAGTCGATTGCCACCTTCCATCAACATTTTTTCAGCCTGTTCCTGGGTGAAAACATCCCCGTTGGCCGCGACATTTTTCAGTTCCTTGACTTCCGAACGAAGGGTAGTGAGTTCCTTCAGCATCTCGCCTTCTTCTCCAACATCAAAGTTTCCCGTGCGGATTTTGTCTTCAAGCTCAGTGATCTTTTCATCCCTTTCGGTCAACTTTGATTCCATGCCCTCCCGTGCAGAGACATTGTCCTTAACGACCTTTTCCGCATCCTCTTTCCATTTGCTCCACTTTTCAGATCGGTCATTGACCTCGGTCTCTTTCTTTGCGAGTTCTTCTTCTTTGGTCTTCAGCTCCTCCTTACCCTCATTCATCTTCCGGTCGTAGTCGGACTGACGTAGCCAACCCGCCTGAAGTTCATCCGGGGCATTTTCCATGGTTTTGAGGAGCTGGCTCCGATAAGCGTCACTCATCTCAGTTTTTTCGATAAATTCTTTCAGTTCCGGTCTCAAAGGCATCGTTTCAACTCCTTCAGCTTCCCTGTGCTTTCCCCGAAGGGCTTGCGCACTATAGGGCTGCGCGTTAGGGATTAAAAATATTTAATCTGGAGAAGGACTGTGCTAGGATGGGTTTTCCTATTAGCCCATCCGGAGTCCTTCTCCGGATCAACTGCCCTGGGGGAACCATTCCCCCGGGGCTTTTGCGCTTTTACACGCTTACAGGAACCTTCGTTCCCATATTTACTGCTGGCATAGCACCCAACGGCGGTTGTTGAGCTGGAGCACCACCAGCCTGATCTCTACTGACCTCTTCTCTCATAGTGGCGATAAAAAAGCGAATATCAGAGAGAAGTTCTGGAAAGTCCACCTTCGCCAGTTCCGCTTCCAGCTGAACCGCTGTCTGAATCGCACCACCTGAATCTGGCATAGCATCCATGGGTGTAGCCGGTACAGCAGTTCCCGATTCCGACATCTTATTCGTCAGCTTCGTGATCAGATTGTCCGCTACGGGAGCAAGTCCCGGTTTCATTTGGACGAGTTTCGCGGTGAGCGAAGTAATAAGATTCAGATTGGGTTCTCCAGGAATTTCCCCAGGAAGTCCTGGGGGTTGCTGCGCTCCTGGCGGGGCTGGACCTGGCGCTGGAGGCGGTTGCGCACCCAACTGCTGACCGGGAGTTTGACCTGGTCCCGGCTGCATTTGCGCTGCCACATCCATCGACGGTGGAGGCGGTATGCCTAGATCGGTGTAAGCCACTGGTTCTCCCTAGTAAGGGTTGTGGCCACTCTTGTAGCTCTTGCCCATTCCCTTACCGGAGTCTCCACCTCTCTCACCACCTGGCCGCTTCTGGTTCACAGAAATCGGCTCAGGAGAGTGTGGGCAGAACACGGCCGGGGAAGTGAACCCGTCCGGAGCCATCCCCGGTGAATAGGTCCCTGGATCGTGACCGGGATAGCTGGCGGGAACTACGAGATCGTGTCCTCCTCCACCAACGTCTCCGTATCCACCTTTCTTCATTTTATGTGCCATTACTTTACCTCCTGTTGTGTCGCCTTGTTGAGCGACGTGTTTTCCCCCGAGTCGCTTTGCGCTGCTCGGAAGCGGCTATTGCGGTAGCTACCTTTACGTCCCTGACGATTTCACCACTACCGCCATGGTGAAGTGTTCGGTTGCCATACTCGCCCATAACTCTCTTGAATTTCGGGCCAACTGGCAATTTTCCTTTGGGCGGTTGTTTAGCCATACTTCTATTCTCAGCATAAGTAGCTTGTCAAGCTAGTTTGAGTAAATTCCCGATGTTTTGGGAGCCTTTTCCTCCGGGCCCGCCTGCTCCTCCCCCTGCCTGTTGAGCGAGCATTTGACTCAGTGTCATCCTGCGAATCATGGCTACTTCTTCTTCGCCCAACTCTTTCATGACTCTCTTGTATTCGTTCTCCATTCCAAGTTTCCGGAACAACGCTTGCGTGCTGTACCTTCCTTCCTTGGCTAAAGCGAAAGCAACCAGGGCTTCTTTCTCGCGGGTGGCATTGAGTGTGCTTCCTTGCGCCATCAGAAAGACGAACTGCTTCCTGTGATCTCTAGGATTGATGCCATGGGGAACCATTGTTCCCGGATCCCAATCAAAAACGTCCTCGAAGGTCACTCCGTCAGAACCCAAAAGGAACATTCGCCGGCGCACGTCATAGAACTGCATGAAATTGGAGATCATCTGCTCTCCCATTTCCCTCAGTGCCACTTCCATGTAACGACCCCGGAGCCTCATGATGGTCTGTTGATTTTCTCTGAGCTGCTCCAAGGTGTTTCCAGCTGGCGTGATTTTTTTGCGGGCCAATCCTCCAACATCGAGTAGGCCCGAATCGTCATCCATTTCCTGTTGAGCGTACAAAAGAGTGTTCTGTACGAAGCTAGGAAGATCAGGGATTCGAGCATATTGCGGTGCTGCGGGTGACTGTGGGCTGTATCCGATCTTGGCGTTAGGCATATTGGGATCCATCTGCGCCTTGACCGCGTAACTGAATGCGTTGTCCGGGAAGATGAGCGGAGGATTGACCGCCTTCTTGATCATATCCAAGATCCCGGCCAGGACCGTGTTGACGATATCCTGCATCGGAATCTTGGTACGCAATTCGCTGATACCATGAAATTGCCACGGGACCGGCTTGAGTCGAACTGTAATGAAAGGGTAGCGCCCGTGCCAGTAGGGATTGGGACCGTCGTACATGATTTCAAACTCATCACCGCCCGTGATGATCAACCGTCCGCGAGGATAGAGCTGGTTCCCAGGTTCAACTCGGTAAGCCCAGTTGGTATCAACCGGACCCATGATCACAGCGTTATCGCTGGTATTGAGTTGATAATCTTTAATCCAAAACTCTGTGTAGGGGGATTGTTGAAGGACACCTGGGAGATACTGAGGAACTCCACCAATAACTCGCTTCATTTGAGGAGACAGAAGCTCAAAGGCATGTTGGCCGACATACTTGGGCCGCGAGAACGGACGAGCGTAACTGCTGTGCTCAACACTTGGTTTTACTTTCCATCCGGTGAGGGGAAACCGCCTTTTGAAGAAGGACAACGATCGGCTCGTTCTATAAATAACCCCTTCCCACTCCTGCAATTCATAGCTTGGTCCTATTGGCATCACTTCAGCGATACCAAGTGGGACCAGCTGAAAGTCACCTTCCCCACCCATAAGGCTGGAGTTCCAGACAATTCTCAAGAAGCCGGTACTGAGATAGGCGTGAATGGTCGCCATGGCGAGCTTCAGGTCATTGTCCTGCATGAGCCACCACGCTTTTGTGGTCTTTGAGTAAATTTCAGCTTGTTCGTGGTAGATCGGATTGAGGGACTGGACTTCGAAGGTGGGTCGAACATCGGTCAGAACGGCTGTCACTTCCTCAAGCTGTCTCAGTAGACGGTTGTTGATTGGTGCAGCCTTGTAAGAGGGCCTCTTGGTCGGCCATTGGTTCCCCATCAGGTAGGAGATGTGTTGATCTATCTGGCGTACTTCCTCAGAAGCCGACATGTATTGCCAAGCCTGTTCATGGGCGGTGTGGCAATAATCCTTTAGCCTTTTCTCCTGCTTCACTGGATCGAGTCCTGGCTGGTACTGAAGCAGCTCCCAGGGTTGCTCGACAATTGAGTCGTCGGTATTGTCAAATATTGCCATGGGATTTCTTTGCTTGTTGTTCCTGTCGGTATTCGCCTGGGGTCATTATCAACCTTGGATCTGGTTCTACGGCCTTCGTCGGCGGTCTGGATACTTCTATTTCGGCATCACACCCATACTGATTACAATGGAAGACAACGTCGCCATCTTCTCGAAGATAGATCACTTCGTAAGCCGATCTCTTTTGACGACCCTCACATTTCGGGCAAATGAAGGTCATGTACTCGGAGCCTTCTTCTTTGTATCTCCGAATCACCTTCATGAGTTTGCCTGTCATTGAATCCTTTTCCTTTTCGCGGCGATCAACCAAGCCTCCACCGCTGTTGGTGATTTTCAGGGCTGTGGTGTGAAGAACAAGTCGCGTCATCGGCCTCTACCCACGTCGAAATACTTGCGGTTCGAGGTATCCTTTTGCCTGAATCTCTGATTGTGAGGTTTGGTTCCCTCGGAGATCAGGTTGGGATCGGCCACTTGTTGCACTCCAAACGTATTTTGAAGCACGCTGAGTTCCTTCTGAGTGCGAACAGTCAGCGGTTTTCCTTCAGGGTGAATGTGGGTCGTTGTGAATGGCTCAAAGGGAGCGTTGACCGCTGTACTGAAAAGCATTTCCATACGCTCCCCACAGCAACTCGGCCAGATCGGTTCCGGATCGAACTTCACGTTGTGAACGTCGAGTTCTTTACGTCCACATTTTGAACACTGAAAATCCCAAACGGGCATTAGCCTACCTTCTGTGATTGCGTGTCTACATAGAGGCCACGCAGGTACTCCTCGAACTGCTGATTGGCAAATTCCTCAATTTCGATCCCCATACCCTGCGCGAAGTCCTTGAACGATTCAGCGCACCATTCGGGCAGATTGATTATGATTTGATCCTTCCGGAGAGCTACGGGGCCTTGCCCCGGAACTTCCTGGGCAACAGACTTTTGAGCAGTCTTCAGCTCCTCCTTCATTGCGAAGATTGCGCCGTACAGGTCAGAGGGTCCTGTGATGTTCACTCCCAGGATCTTCTGGATACGCTCTCGGTTCTCCTGGTCAACAACCAGGACCTCGGCTGTGTATTCTCGCGTTGCGGCGGCCTTCTTCTCCTCCGGAGTTGGATCTGGCTTTGCGGGTACAGACGCCTGTACTGGTGCAGGCTTCCCGAATTTAGCGTTGGCCTTCCTGATGGCATCCTGCATATCGCCGGTATCGTTGAACATGTGGCCTGCGTCACAGAAAGTCCCAAACACCCCCTCGCGGTTTTTGAGATGGTTGTCGTGAATGCCCCCGAAGCGGCATGTTGGACAAAGAACTTCAGATACGGTTACTCCTGGCATAATGCCTCCTCTTTAATTGTGCGTGTAGCGTCAACCCCTAATCGACTATTTCCATTCTCGCCGTGGGCGCGCGCAGTTTCTTTCCCTTCAACTCACAGGGCTTCCCAAGAGCGATGGCCGGGGTAAACGGGTGCGTGTAAAACGCCTGCTTAAATCCCGTCTTGGAGTTCCCTGAGAGCTTCATTCCACACAACGGACAGTAGGCATCCGGAAAGATTGGAGCATCAATGAACCGCGGTGAGGTGTCCAATTTCAATATTTTCCCTTCCTCAACCTTCCCGCTCAGCATCTTCTCGGTCAGATCCTCTCGATCCTTGTAGATCTTCTGCATTCCGGTGAGCGGTTCCTCCGTTGTGGAACTAGCAACTTCGGTGACTGGCTCCAGCTCGTCGATCTTGCTGGCTCCGTTGGTTGTCGGTTCTGGCCCCGGAGCTGCTTCTGCTTCCGGTGCTGCTACCTTAACCTTTTTGGGTTTGGTTTTCGGAGCCTTGCGACTCTTTGCCGCTTTCTTGGTTTCTTCGTCTGTGACCTGTCCCACATTGCCTGTCGCTTCTACCATGTTTCCTCCTAAAGTAAATTGAATTGGGATTCTTTCCCGTACGCTTCCTCTGGGAAGCGATCATGAATGGGAGAGTAATCCGTGTTGTGAAAATCCTTGCGGGGATCCCGCATGACTACGCTTTGTTTTTCTTCCAACAGATCCGGATGGACCTGCCCGAGACACTTGGTAGCGATCATTCCAGCGAAGAGGGTATCATCGAATGTTCCCGCTCTGGCCTCGTAGCGATTATCACCTGAGTCGATGAAGGTCCAGCACTCATTGAGCAGCCGTTGGGAACGAATGTGGAGCAAATCTTCATCCATCATCGTCTTGAAATTGTCGATCAAAGCATTGCGACTGCGCGTCTGAGTCACCCATCCGAAGTAGTTGGTGAGATGCCCTTTCGTTTTATCTGCCCACCGCCAACGGTAGAGGTTAGGATACTTCAAGTGGTGAAGTAAACTTTCCAGAACCGTTTGAATGTTGTACTCGACGGAGAACTGACAGGTGTTATAGAGATAGCCCAGGGCTGCGATCCGTCGAGCAAAGGGAGTTCCCCCCTTGTGGCCTCTGTACTCAGCGACCTGGGGAATCGGTAAGTGGGTTTGTGTGACTCTCCACATCGAAGCAGCTGAGTAATCCTTGCCTGGAACGCCATGGCCCGGGTCGGCTCCCCCGTAATAGACCTTGTTCATCTTTGGAAATTCCCAAATCCAAAGAGGAGCATCATTCATATTCCCG